CTGAAGGACTTCTGGCGCCCCTTGCAGGGGATTGTCGTCCATCACACTACGGGGCCGTCACACGGCCCGTGGGACCGTGTGAGGGGACATGACAGGTACCATGTGGAATCCCGTGGTTGGGATTCCATCGCGTACAACTGGCTTGTGTCCGGGGAAACGGGAGAAATATTTGAGGGACGCGGGTGGAAGCGTGGCGCTGCCACCCGAGGTTGGAACTCTAAGACAATCTCCGTTGCATACATCGGAGATTCCGATGATGCTCTAACGGATCGCGGTAAGGAAAGCATCCTGACCGCTGTCGGGGCAGCACGCGAGCGTTACGGTGACCACCTTTGGGTGAAGTGTCACAAAGACTTCTCGCCAACTACCTGCCCCGGCACAACTCTGACCGAATGGGTGAATGCCGGTATGACTACCGGGCAGCCCCATACGAATAGGATTGTCGATTGGGGGGCGATTCTTCGTTATATCACGGAGGCGGGTTTGGCTTACGTAATAGATCGACCTATCAAGCGAGGCTCTACGGGAAAGTGGGTTTCGATTGCGCAACAGAAACTGAATGACCGAATCAACGCAGATTTGAAGGTTGACGGCATTTACGGTAAGAAGTCTGTGGCCGCATGCAAGCGGTTCCAGTCACAGTTCGCTATGAAAGTCAACGGAATCGTTGACGAACACACATGGAAGGTATTGTGGACAGCATGATGAACATGATCGAACGAGCAGGATGGACTTTCGTACAGGCTTTCTTAGCCGTGTTCGTAGTCGGAGATCAGGGAACCCTAAAGGTTGCCGTTATCGCAGGTGTGGCTGCCGGTTTGTCGGTGGTAAAGACCTACGCGAAGGAACGCAAGGGCTGATGGAAGAAGCCGGAGAAGCCGAAGCGTTCGAAAAGTTTCAGGACGAGTACGGCTATCTGGCGACAGAAATCTATCAGGACTTGAAACAGACCTCACACATCTTGGACATCGAAGACAGCAACCACGCTAAATGGCACGAGGCGGATCTAGGCGTTCTGCTTGTGTTGCCGTACGAGCATGTGATGGCATTTGCGCACGAAAGTCTTTCAAATGATTTCGAGAATAGCCCTGTACATAATCACGTGTTTGCAACTATTAGCACATTGATTATGAACTCATTCGAGGCTATGGAAGATGGTTAGTCCGACAAATAGTCATCTATTGTCGGGTTATTTTCGAGCGCAACCCTGAGTTTAGTGAGTATTTTATCACGGTAACGTGCAACGGTTGTCTTTGGGATCCCAATGGCACGTTGGACTTCACGCAGGCTCAAGCGTTCAAATAGGAGCGCATTGAGTAGCCATGCTTCTTCTTCGTTGAGGACGCTCAACGAGTCCAGAACCACCTCTTGCAGAGCGGCGCGTTCCTGTTGGGAACGCTCCGGTTCGTTCGGCCCTGCCTCTTGAAGAGCGGCCAGTTCTGTCAGGGGTACGTGTTCTCCACGCCCAGAGCGTGTCGCTGGGGCATGTTCCTCTAAGGGGTCAAACGGAAACTCTTTCTTCATTCACCCCAGCATAGGTCATGGGAGAGTTCAGATACTCTTCTGCGATAACGTGCGTGTTCTTGGCGTCGTAACCGGAAGGTTCACCCTTCTCCCACGCTTCGTCGTGGTCGATCCATCCGAGAATCTCTACCGCACGGAACTCTGGCGCAACCGGTCTAACCACAAATAGAACCAAGCCCTGCCCTAGTTGCCTGCGTCGCACCGCAGCACTACTGGTCGTTCGTACGCGTCTAACTTCAATGTTGCGTCCGACATCAGCCATGCCTTTGAACTCTTCGTGACGGTTGCCGGGCCATACGTGTCCGCCCCAATACTGATTGGTCAGTCTCGCAACGGCCAACTCGCCCGCGCATGCAGCGGCCTGCGCTGTGCGGTCGTCTTCCATGCGTTTCTTGTCATAGTGGCGGGCGTCAGCCTTCCCCCAGTTCTCAATGTACCGACGGGCGCCTACATGCAAGGCCCATTCGTATTCCCACGGGTGCAGTTCTACAAGAATCATTCTTTGACCGCTTTCACCTGCACCACAAGACGGTCGTTTGGGATTATCCCCGCACGTTGGCATCCATCTAGGCACAGTTTGATGTAGTTGTCCAAGTCTCCCCGCAAGGGAGTATGCCACTCTTCTACCGCCCGGATGGTGATGTACGTTGCTTCTGCGCTAAACGTCATCTCCACCGCAACCGGTCCCTCAAAGACCGGCGGGTTATCATCAACCGCTTGAGCGTATGCACGCTCCGCTTCCACAGTTTCTTTGGGGGTGTAAACGCGACCTTTCCGCGACATTCGGGGACGACCCTTGGGCTGTGGCCTGCCCGGAACGACGAACGTGAACTCATTTGGTGGCTTTGCGTTCGGCGTCGGTGACGAGTCTGTCGATTTGTCTTTCGCAGTCTTGCCTGCCCGTGAACTTCGGCCCGTCATCGTACCAACTCCCTAGTCGTGAATCTAAGTCTTTAGTCCACGATAGAACATCGGTGCGAGTGTAGCCGGTTTCGAACATGGCACGAGCGAACCGGTTCAGGAAGCCGTGGCGACCTTTGCCTGCACCGTGCCCACCCTTGTAGTACGGAACGGGACCGTTCTTGAACATCTCCGACGGCAGCCCACGCAAGCGTGTGCCGTCTACGGTCATCAACGGTTCCTTGCTGTAGTCCCGTTTCGGAGGCAGATCCAAGACCACTGGGACCGGATCCTTGTACAGAGCGGCGGCACGTTCCAAGTTCGCTGTAGGCGTTCTATCCTTTTCTGCCGCCCAAAGAAAGCCGTGCAGATCCAACGATTCCTCATCGGTTTCGCTGTAACTGCTGCTATCTACGACCACCTGTCGGTGCTTCGGGCGCTTCCCACCGTACGGCAAACGCATGTAGTTGCCGGGAGGACCAGCCAAAGAATCCTGCTTCGGATACACCGCATCGTATTTGGCTTCTGCCAGATCCAATGCAGCGTGCATGGCGCGACGGATCACTGAAGCACGAACCCATTCTTGGCAGAAGATCCACAAGTGGTAGCCCTTGCTGCGTGACCTTTCGGGCCACGCTTTGATGTCCATAGCACGCAGGATTGTTTGAGTGTTGCGGGCAATGACCAGCGAGTCTTCGCCTTCGTCTATGTCGATAGACCCCCACCTGCACATCCACAGGTCCGGGTCCATCTCCACATAATAACGGTTATTCTCTGGCCCTTCCGTCCACGAATCGGGACCACCTCGTGTGAAGTGAGGGTCGTAGACCATCGGGTAAATGCCGATCATCTCTTCGCCTGAAAGGTGCTTCTCCCACATGGAGTCAACGTCTGCCCACCGGCAGCCGCCTTCGTCAGTCCCGTAGGCAAGAGGAAAGCCTAGGAACAGGTCACGGAATGAGATGATGGCGTCTTCATTCATCTTCATCGGCCATTCGCATTTGTTCCCAGACGATGCCGGGTTCCAGCAATCGTCCGCTTTTGTCGATGGTTAGATTTACCTCTGCTTTCTCACCATCACCTGATTTGTTCTTCCACAGGCCAGCACTTATTTCATCCTCGTAGTGCTTGCGTTCGTCTTCTTCCATGTTGGTGTCATCCCACCTGCGCCACGTTTCGATCAGGAAGTGGCTTTCGCTGGTAGATGCGTAACGTCCGGCTTCGATGCCACCGGCCCGGCCACGGTTCCCTGAACCCCGGCCAGACTGATGCAAGATCACGCCTACACAGCGCCAGTCTGACACCAACTGCTTGAACGATTCGATCTTGGCTTGCACGCTGGCTGCATCGCCAGCGCCTCCACCCCGGATCAACTCCAAGTAGTCGTAGACCAGAACCTCAGGTCGTTGCCCTTCCCACAGTTCCACGGAGGCAATCCGCATTGCTTTGTCGATGTCATCGACGGACATGCCGGTGGATTCAAAGTGCAGGTTGGTTTCGTCACGCATGAGTTGTTCAACACGTTCCCATGCCCGCGCATCCTCACGGATGAGGCGGTTGATCCAATCCTTCTGGTCGATCTGCATACGTATGGCTGCGTATCGGCCCCAGAACATTGTTTCGGTTTCGTCTGGACTGACCCACAGGGTGCGATGGTGACGATTACGGGCCACCATGTTCAGCGCCAGCAGCGTCTTGCCTGTATGCGATCTACCAATGATCGTTACGAGTTGTCCGCCACGGGCACCACCCAAGGTGGCTTCATCAAATACCCGCACACCGAATGACCACTCGCTGCCAGAACGCAGGTCGTGGCGCATCCGCCTGACCTGTTCCTTCTTAGGCGTGAAGAGTCTCTGTAGGTCTGCTGGTGAAATGCCCTCTATTTGTGCTGGAGGCTCCGAAGGCGGAGGGGCCGGAGCAGGGTCTTTCCCCGCTCCGGCCACACGCTTGAGTGCTTCCTCCAGACTGAGTTCCTCAGGCACTTACCTGACTCAGCCAGTTGTGGGGATCAATCGGATCGGGCCGGTCGCCCCATCCGAAGCCGCCCTTGAGTTTCACCAATGCGGCAAAGTACCCGCTCTTATTGGCGAGAGGATGATTGCCCTCTCCGGTTCCCAAGAAGGGAACCCCATCGTTGCCGATGCACACGGACCTCTTGACCTTGAAGTCTCCTAGCCCGCATTTACCGTTCTTCGTTACCGGGATTTCCTTCCCACGCAAGGCTTCAGCCCAGTAGTTGTCGGGGAACGTGCGCTTGCCATCAGCGAACAACTTGCGGATGGCCTGATTGCACAGGAACATGGACTGCTGCCCGGCGTATTCAACACCGGCAACCTTCTCAGCGTTCCAGATTGCAAGTACCTGCGTGTATTCCTCATCGTCTACGTACTTTGACTGCATGCCATCCGTACGGGAGGGTGCAGCGGCTGTGGCTGCGGGGAATGCAGCCTGCACCATGTCAACCGCCTGATCCACGATGTCTGGTGCTACTGCGATTTCCGCACCCACCAAACCCTTTTCCTCGCTGACCGTCGATGGGTTCAGAATGCTTACGCCTACAAGGCTGTCCTTGAGTTTGGGCAGTTCCATTGCGAGCGCCTGAGCGTTCTCAATAGCCATCGTGACGGCTACACCGTCGGGGTCGTTGCCAACCTCTGCAACAGCGAGTTCTACCGCTGCCTTGAGGATGACCTGTGCTTCTATGCTGGCCCGCTCGTGCGGGCTCATTGGCGTCCAAGCCATATTATGTGCCTCCTAATGTTGCACCTTTGCACCGTGCGAAACTTTCGCACCATTTATCGGAACACCACCAACCGTTGTCACCCAGCGGGTATGGACCCGTTTGGGTTTCCAACAGTCGGCAGAGCGCCAACACCTTTTCACGTAGCCAGTCGAAATGCTGCTGACCACGCTCTAAGTCCATGCGGCCCACCCCTTTGGGGTGCATGACCGCATATGAGAAGTTGGGGATTCCTAACGCATAGCAATAGGCGATGGACTGCACATCCCATCGTTCATACTGCCATTTGTCACGTGAGTAGTCCCTGCCGGGGAACTTCCAGTCCCATAGCCGGTCTGCTTCAACTAGGTCAATCGTGCCTGTCAACCGAACGATTCGTTGATCGTCTTCAATGAGTGGGACATCAAATGTGTGTTCGGTTTGCAGGGGTTTCAGTAGGGGGAATACCTCGTTGTACCAGTTTGTGATCTTTCCAACTCCGGCTTCGTGTGCAGATTCCGGGTTGTAAGAGTTCCACACCTCAATCGTGTCTACGGTTCTTTCCCATTCGTATTCGAAGCCATCCAAGGCTGCTGTCAGATCCATCGGCGCTTCCGAATGGCCTTCGTTTACGTCTATGAGTGAGTTGCAAACGTCTTCTGCAATCGTGTGGCATACCGTGCCCAGCGACGAAGCATCCTTTATGGGTTCGCTTACAAGGCTAAATATGTCGTTGCGCCACCGCTCAAGGCACATGTCTGAGGTCTTCACGGACGATTGACGAACCCACGTGTGGACCCATCTGCCGTCCGCTGCTCTGTGTAACGGGTACTTCTGTTGCATGGTTCTCCCTACCTGTACTTAGTATCGCCCCTCCCCCTTTAGGGGGGAGGGGCGTGTACTTAGTACCCCAGCCTAATCGCTGCTGTCGTCCGGTTCCGACCCCTGAGCGTTACAGTCTTGCGACTCAGGTTCCAGTTCCGTGTCGTTTGTGTCATTCATGTTACGAAGACGCAAGAGTTCCTCGCGGGTGAACGTCGTTTCAAACCCCGTTGGTGTCAGAGCCATCGCCCACACCCCCTTCGAGCATCGTTAGCGTCGGACGTTCTTTACGCAGGGATGGATGCTCCGACGACCGCTTCGGCCACAGGCGTTCCCACACGGCCCAGACCTCCGCCAATGTAAGCGACCTGCGTTGAGCAATATCAGGTTCGCACTCTTTGGCCCAAACCGCTGCGCATTCGTTCTTGAAGTTGCCATACGACAAGCCGATCACCGAAAGATTGAAATACGCCATAAGCAACTCGCGGGGGATATCCATCCTCCACTCGTAATCGCTGCCAGTCCCATGCTGGCGCCTGCCTGCCCAGAACTTGCCATTCCACATCAGACCATCGTGTACCCCGGTCTTTATGTACACGCTATTGTCATTAGTCTTAGCAAAATCAACAACACGATCACGCATATCGATGAGCGAATCTTCATCGCGTGAACGTACTAACAGGTAATCCGGCCCTTCTGCCGCTCTGTCTACAATCGAATACATACCGTCTGGGGTGGTTAGCCACATGTGCACCTCCTGTGCGTTGGGGGGCGCGTGGGGCGGGAACCCGGAGGGGGAGTTTCAAAGCCCCCGCCCCACACGCGAATGGTTAGATTAGAAAGGCTCTTCCACCGTGGGGAAGGGTTCCATCCTCGGGCCATGAGCCTTGAAGGCCAAGACGCTAGGACAGGTACCCGCCGCATAGTGGTTGAATGCCTTGATGTACATGGCGCTCGTCAGACGAGCATCCTTTGTCCAACTGAACGTGCGCTTGACGCCATCCTTGAGCGCCTGCTTCCTCAGCAGCCACGCAGGATTACCCTCCATCTGCGATGGCTCGCAGATTTCAGTCAAGAACTCGTCTGCCTGATTCCAGCCACCGTTGTTTGAGCAAAGCGCATGAGCAGCACCAATGCCTGCCGCTGACATGGGCGCATAGGTACGAACCCTATGTGCTGCACGGGCAGCGACCTCCAACAGATTCTGGTTAGCAAGGATGTAATCCACAAGGCGCTTGTTGGACATCGACTTCACGTATTCAGTGTTGACATTTACGTCCTGAACGTGATCGTAAGCCATCACACGCCTCGCTATCGCAGGCAAGTTCTTGATGTGGTGGATCTGGCGGTCGTTGGACGGGTCGTTAGAGATGATTGTGAGAATGTCCACAATCGAACGCTTACGCCCCATGTCCACAGCCATGATGGTCTGCTCCAACGGAACACCCTCCATGACGGTGAACTCCTGCACCGTTTCGCTTTCCATGATTGCGGAAAGCCGATGCTGCCCATCGGAGAGTCGCCCCTGCTCATCCAAGCGGATTGGATCCCCGATGTTGTGCCAGTCGCCATCCAGCATCGCCACCGCATACTTCAGCACCAACATGGGGCTGATGTTCCGGTTAGGCGCCGCCTTATCAAGCAACAGTCGGGCCTCTCTAGGCCCAATAAACTCTACCGAAGTAGACGGGGCACGAATCCCGGTACGTGCATTGTTACTCATGCTTTCCTCCTGCATGGGTTGAGAATGGTGTGCGTTGTTTGCGCAGCCGCACCCCTGCGGGCAGCCGGAGGTTGGGAGGTTTCAAGGAAACCCCCGACCGCCAGTCTCCGGCAACCTATTGCCTAGAAGGGCTCTTCCGCGAGGACGAGATCCATCAGGTACCGTTCGGCAGCATCAGCAATCGGCGTCTTGCCATCCAACGCCTTCGTGAGTGACCGCTGCAACGACTTCTCGTCGCTCTTGCCACCCGTGTTGATCCGATGCTGTTCTGCACCCTGTATAGCATTGTATGCGTTCCACATCGTGGAAGCCTCGTGATCGGTTTTCTCATCACGCCAACTACTGTTGCAGGCAGTTCGCTTGTTCTGCCAAGCAACCTCAGTCTTGTGATGCGCCCCATGGTCAGGCGCCGGAAGGATCTGATCCAACATCTGCATGAACATGAAGTCCGTGAACTCCTGATCCTGCATGACCTGAGCCATCTGCTTCAACGTCTGCCCCTGAGCCATCGACATCTCCACCACGCTTGACCGCATGGTCAGCAGGTTGTCGTGGTTCCTCGTGGCACGCACCCCGATCAACTGGCCGACGTTCCCAAGCATGTTCTCGCAAGAGAGGCGCCGGGTCACAGGGATGATCTCCGTCTTCCACGTTCCGTTCAACGACATGCGAGTGTAGATGTACGGCTGAATCAGGTCGCCACCGCCAAGGTCGAACGGCTCGTCAAGCACCTGCTCAACTACCACACGTTCACCCTTGCCATAGACGCTGATGCTCTCGCAAGAGTTCGGGAACATCGAATCAAGCGTATGGAAGACATGCTTGTAACCATCACGGGTCGGGTAACGCCCACTCATGTTGCCGACCACATCATGTGTGTCTGCACGCAGAATGTACTGATCCGCCGGTTCACCCATGTACTTACCATTCTGGTACAAGGGAACGACATGCTCCAACGTCAACGGGTCCACATAGCCTGAAGGGTGGTACTCAACATCAAAGTTGGCACCTACGAGGTTTGCGACCTCGCTCACACTCTGACCACCGGAACCCATCGTTGCTTCACGCGGGAGATCCTCCACCACAACCCCATCGGGCGTAGGGATGTTCTCCACCTGCATCTTCAATCGCTCAATCCAGTTATGCTCATACATACTGGTGTTATCACTTGTGCTTCTCATATGTGCGCCTCCTGACGCTTGCTTCCTGTACGTTCCGCAAAGAAACTAGATAGTTCTTGTACGGGTTGGATGACCGTTTGGCCTTCCGTTCCTGCAACCACGTTAGAAGTAGCAGCCCCAACACCACACCCGCACTAAAGACCACAATCTCCAACCGAAAGTCGTTGATGTGGAGAGAGTCCATATGCGGGCATGGCGTCAGGGCGGTGCATACCTCATTCATGTCAGACCACGGAATCCGGGGTTACTGACGCTGCACGCTCACCCATGTCGGTGATTGCCGCCAACAGGGTCTTCATCTGGCGCTCAAGATCGGCCAGACGCTTCTGAACCTCCAAAGCGTGATCGACGTTGCCGACACCTTCGCGGGATGCGACACCGACGGCCTTCTCAAACGCCTCACCAATCCTGCATGGAACGGCACCCCGAGCCTTGATGCTGGCGTAATCTTCCAACAGATCGTAGATGACCTCGCACATCTGGTCGCTGTCCGCGTTGGTTTCGTCAACAGCCTCCCGTGCAGCCTCCTGTGCAGCCTCCTCCACGTTGTATTGCACAGCATCCCATGCCTCTTCGCTGATCTGCATAGACACCCGCTCGTTGATGGTGTCTTCGATGTTGTCCAGTATGTCGCTGTAGTCCAAGTCAACTTCGACCTGCTCAAACGTGACGTTGGCATCACCTATCGTTA